TCAGATACTATTACTTTAAATGGTACTACAACTGGAGGATTAGCTGGAACAATCATAACTTGCAAAGCAATCGGTGCAAATAGATGGGGTGTTCAAGTGAACACTGGTGGCACTGGTGATGCAGCTACACCTTTTAGCGCAGCCGTAAGTTAATAATTAATTTAGTGTGGGGCTTCGGCCCCATGCTTAAATTTTAAGGAGAAAAATATGAGTTCAGACCAAAAGTTTAGTACACTAACAGCAGATGGTAATTTTAAAACTATCACAGGCGGTTCTACTAATATTGGGCCTTGTAGAGTTACATACATACAAGCTCACGGTGGAAGTGATTGTTTAGTTAAATTACATGATGGAACAGGAACAGGTGGTTCTTTACAATTCCAAGCTAAATTTAGTAGCGAGGGTTTAGATATTTATGTGCCAGGAAATGGTATTAGATTTGAAACAGGAGTATATTTAGATTTAACTACTACAGATTCTGTTACTATTGGCTACACTGGCTAGGAGATTAAATGGCTAATACTACTTCGGGAACAACAACGTTCGATAAAACTTTTTCTATTGATGAAATAATAGAAGAGGCATTTGAGCGTATTGGATTAAATTCAGTAGCTGGTTATCAAATAAAATCAGCTAGAAGATCCCTTAATATTCTATTTCAAGAATGGGGTAATAGAGGAATTCATTATTGGGAAGTAGGAGAAACTAATTTAGATTTAATAGAGGGTCAATCAGACTATGACTTTTTTAGATCAAGTGATGATGGAACGTCAGCAACAACCACAAGTCCTGCTAGCGTATTTGGTATATCCGATGTCCTTGAGGCACAGTTAAGATCTAATAGAACACAGACAACACAATCTGATAGTCCGATGACAAAAGTAGATAGATCTACATATGCAGGATTCTCAAACAAATTATCTAAAGGCACACCTAATCAATATTGGGTAGAGAGATTTATTGATAAAGTTAGAATACATATTTATCCAACACCAGATTCTACTAATGCATCTAAAGACATGCATTTTTATTTTATAAAAAGAATACAAGACGTGGGAGATTATACAAATGCAACTGATGTACCATTTAGATTTGTGCCTTGCATGGTATCAGGACTTGCATATTATCTATCACAAAAATATCAACCACAACTCATACAGGCTACAAAACTAGCTTACGAGGATGAGTTTGCAAGAGCACTAGCGGAGGACGGGTCAGCTTCAAGCACACATATTACGCCTAAAGCATATTACCCAGGAACATAATGGCAAAATACGCAACAGGTAAATACGCAAGAGCAATATCAGATAGATCTGGTATGGAATTTCCATACAAAGAGATGGTTAGAGAATGGAATGGATCTTTTGTGCATGTATCTGAGTTTGAACCAAAGCAACCACAATTAGAACCAAAACCTATGAATGGTGATTCAATATCTTTAAGACACGTAAGACCTGATAGAATAGAAACAGCTGTACCTAATCTTTTACCTTCAAATCCGTTTAGTATTACTAACGGATCAACAACAGTTACAGTTACTGAACCAAATCATGGTAGATCCACTAGTGATACTGTTAGATTTAGAGATGCTTCAAATGTAGCAAATTTACCAGCAGCAACAATTAATGTAGCTGGGGGGTATACAATTACTAAAGTTAATGATAATAAATATACTTTCAACTCTGGAGTTACGGCTTCAGTAACATTAGAAGGAGGAGGTGACATAGCTTCAGCAGGGCCAGTCACAGTAACGGCATGATTAAAAAAATTAAAAATTTAATTTGTAAATTATTTGGTATTAAAGAATGTAAATGTAAAGAGGAGTCTAATTAATGGCTGGATTAAGTGCATCAGGATTAAAAACACAAATAAGAAGTTATACTGAAACAGACTCAAATGTTTTAACAGACGCTGTTTTAGAAAACATTATTTTAAATGCACAGTATAGAATATTTAGAGACGTGCCTATTGATGCAGACAGAAAACAACAATCAGGTAATTTAGTTACAGGTCAAGAAACAATAAATGCTCCAGCTGGGTGTGTATTCATAAGAGGAATACAAGTTTATGATTCTACTTCAGAAATAACTGGTCCTAACGTATGGTTGCAAAAAAAAGATATAACTTATTTACAAGAGTATGTATCCTCGACTGCATCAGCTAAAAGAGGACAACCTAAATATTATGCCATGTTTGGAGGGGGCACAGGAGAGTCTGATACTACATCTGGAAGAATGATGTTTGCTCCAGTCCCTGATACGACCTATAAATTTAGAGTCCATTTTAACGCTGCACCTGCATTATTAGAAAATAATGATACTAATTATATAAGTTTAAACTTTCCAAATGGCTTATTATATTGTTGTTTATCAGAGGCATACAGCTTTTTAAAAGGTCCGATAGATATGTTGACATTATATGAAAATAAATATAAACAAGAGATACAGAAGTTTGCTAACGAGCAAGTTGGTAGAAGACGAAGAGATGACTACACTGATGGCGCTGTTCGTATACCAGTAACCTCAGCAAACCCTTAATAGGAGATAAATTATGGCAATAACATCGGCAGTTTGCACAAGTTTTAAAGTTGAACTTTTAAAAGGAGTTCATAATTTTAGCGCATCAGGTGGAAACACTTTTAAAATAGCTCTTTATACAAGTTCAGCATCTTTAGGGGCTTCTACAACAGCATATTCAACTTCTAACGAAATATCTGGAACAGGATATACAGCTGCAGGCGCAACACTTACAAGTAGCGATCCGGTTGCTGATAGCACAACAGCAGTTTGTGATTTTACTGATGTTAGTTATACAAGTGCAAGTTTTACTGCAAACGGTTGTTTAATATATAACGATTCAGCTTCAGGAGATCCTGCATGTGTGGTTGTAGCATTTGGTGGAGATAAAACCGTAACATCAGGAACTTTTACAATTCAATTCCCTACACCAAACGCAAGTAACGCGATCATACGATTAGCATAAGGAGAAAGTCCTTATGGCCAATACTTGGAACCAATCAGGCACAACCTGGGACACCGGTCGTTGGGGTACAACCGACCCTTTTGTAACTGGTTGGGGTGCAAAAGCATGGAACGATGGTGAGTGGGGTGAATTAAAAGATGAAACAGTTTCTTTAACTGGTCAATCAATAACCTCCTCTGTTGGAGATTTAATTACTTTTCCTGAACAAGGTTGGGGTAGAGATACTTGGAATTTTGAATCTTGGGGTGAATCAAGTTTTACGGTAGAACTAACTGCTCCTGATGCAATTACATCAAACTCAGGTGTTAATGGTTGGGGTAATGCATCTTGGGGAGATAACGGTTGGGGTATGTTTACTTTAAATCCTGCTGATGTAATGGGATTAACAGGAGTATCGGCAACAGGTAGTGTTGGTTCTCCTACAATAATTGGTAACGTATCGTTTTCTTTAACAGGAGTTTCAGCGACTGTATCTGTAGGAAGTTTAGATCCTACACAAGAAATTGTTGGATTAACTGGTCAAGCTTCTACTTCAAGTGTTGGTTCTTTATCCCCTGCTGATGTGATGGGATTAACAGGAGTATCAGCATCTTTTAATGTTGGTAGTATTAGTATTGGATCAAGTCCTGTTATAGATTTAACGGGTCAATCTACAACTTCATCTGTTGGATCAATTTCACCTGCTGATGTAATGGGATTAACAGGAGTTTCATTTACATCTTCTGTTGGATCAATTGCACCTGCAGATGTAATGGGTTTAACAGGTCAATCTGCAACTGTTTCTGTAGCTGGATTTGGAACAGCTTCAGGCTTTGGAATTCAAGCATATCAAGCTATTGACACAGGTTCTAATACAAGTTATACAGACGTAGCAGCGTAATAGGAGATAAAAATTATGGCATCAACATATACACCTTTAGGGGTAGAACTTCAGGCAACTGGTGAAAACGCCGGTACATGGGGGACGAAGACTAATACTAATTTACAAATTCTAGAACAAATTTCTGGTGGATTTACTCAGCAATCAATAGCTGGTGGTGCACAAACAACAACTTTATCTGTTTCTGATGGATCTACAGGAGCAACTTTATCTCACAGAATGATTGAGTTTACAGGTACAATTACAGGAAATCAAATTGTAACAATACCTTTAGATGTTCAAACTTTTTATTTTTTAAGAAATTCTACTTCTGGTGCATACACAGTACAGTTTAAATATGTTTCTGGATCTGGTGATAGTTTTACTTTTTCAGCTACAGATAAAGGAGATCAACTTGTATTTGCTACAGCAAATGATGGAACAAACCCTGATATTATTACGTTAAATTTTGGTGATGTAACTCTTACTGGAACAGAGACTTTAACAAATAAAACTTTAACTTCACCAAAAATTGGAACAAACATTCAAGATACAAACGGAAATGAATTAGTTACTTTAACAGCTACAAGTTCAGCTGTTAATGAAGTCACATACGCAAATGCTGCAACAGGAAACAATCCATCAATTACAGCATCTGGAGACGATACTAACATTGGTATAGACCTTAAGACAAAAGGGTCTGGAGTTATTAAAGCTGAAGATGGTGGTGGAAACGTAGCGGCAGTTAAAATTGCAGGAAAAGAATCCATTTGGGTTCCAGCAGTTGCTATGTACCCTAACACCACTAACGGAGCAGAAGCTGGTCAAGTAGAATTATCGAATGGACCTGAGATTAAAACTTTAGATTTTGACAAAGACTCTGATGAGAATGCTCAGTTTGCTATTGCTTTTCCTAAGTCTTGGAACGAGGGTACAATAACTTTTCAAGCATTTTTTACAGCAGATTCAACAAACACAGGAACTGTATCTTGGGATTTATCCGGTGTTGCTATAGCAGATAATGATTCTTGCAATACTGCTTTTGGAACAGCAGTTGCACCTACAGCAAAAGCACACAGTGGTACAGCAAACGATTTAGACGTTACAGCAGAAAGTGGAGCAGTTACTATAGCTGGGTCCCCTAGCACAGATGAACAAGTGTTTTTTCAAATAGCTAGAGATGTGTCTGAGGACTCTTTAACAGCAGATGCTAAATTACTAGGAGTAAAAATATTTTTCACTACAGATGCTGCTAACGACGCGTAAGGAATATAAAATATGTCTTTTGGATATAGAATATTAGGTTTCGGAGCAGGAGGTGGCAGACCTGAATTTATGGAGGCAACCGGTGGTACGGTAACAACTTCAGGTAATGATAAAATACATACTTTTAATTCATCAGGAACTTTTACAGTAACAACAGGAACAGACTCAACAGATGGCGATAAGGTAAGATATCTGGTAGTTGGTGGAGGCGGTGGAAGCGCAGCCTCTCATGGAGCTGGCGGTGGTGCTGGTGGAATGAGAACTAATTATCCAGGCGACCCTTTAGCAGCCCCTGCAGCCCTTACAGTTGCAGATGGTGATATCACTGTTACCGTTGGAGCTGGTGGACCAAATGGTCCTGACGGTGGTAATAATAATAATGCTAACAAAGGTGGGGATTCAGTTTTTTCAACTATTACAAGCACCGGCGGTGGCGGTGGAGTATCCAACGGACCAAGAAATGGAAACGTAGGTGGATCTGGCGGTGGTGCAGGATATTTTACTAGTGGTTCTGTTGGAGGAGCAGGTAATACACCTCCTGTAAGTCCCTCTCAAGGAAACCCTGGTGGCAATGGTCACCCTCACCCTCCTCACGGCTCAGGCGGTGGTGGTGGTGCTGGTGGTGCTGGTTCACCTAATCATGGTGCTGGTGGTGCTGGAGCACCAAGCAGCATTACTGGATCAAGTGTAAATTACGCTGGTGGCGGCGGTGGCGGCGGAACCGGCGGCGGTGGAACTGGCGGATCTGGAGGCGGAGGAGACGCAAGACCTGTACCTGCTGCACCTGGAGTAGATGGCGGAACTAACCTTGGCGGCGGCGGTGGCGGCGGAGGATCAACTGGAGGACCTGGTGTTGTAATCATTAGATACAAATTCCAATAATTATTATGAAATATTTTGCACAATTAGGAAATGACAATATCGTATTAAACGTTGTAGTAGTTTCAGATGAAGATGCCTCTACAGAAGCAGAGGGTCAAAACTTTTTACAACAATCTCAAAAATGGCCTGCAGAACAATGGATTGAATACAGCAAAGATGGAAGTTTTAAAGCGAATGCAGCACAAATTGGATCTACGTGGGATCCAACAAATAATGTTTTTATAGATGCTAAACCATATGAGTCATGGACTTTGAATACTTCAACTTGGCAATGGGAAGCACCTGTTGCTTACCCTAGTCAAAATCCGCCAGAAATAGATGGAGAATCTCCTCCAATATTTTGGGATGAACCTAATTTAGAGTGGTATTCTGTAGATTTAGTTTGGAATCCAAACACATCTTCTTGGGACGCTAATTAAGTTTTAAATCAAAACTAATTATTTCTTTAATTTTATCTGTTTTTTCAGGTAGAGTAAAATGTTCAATAAAACTAGGAACTATAACTAATGTTCCTTCTTTGACAGGAGGGACAATAAAAAAACTTTGATCATTCCAAAAACTTTGAAAGGGTTGTTGATAAATAGTTTTTGAATTTTTTTTCTCATTATAGTTTAAATATAAAATACCACTTAAACCTTCATTGCTATGTTTGTGAACAATTATCGAATCGCCTTTTTTGTAATAACAGGACCAAGCTTTACGTAATACCAGGGACTGATTAATTTCTTTGCTAACCTGTTCTAGAGGTTTTTTAATTAAAGATAACAGAGTGTTGTTAAAAATTTCATCCGTTTTATCTTTGTTAGAATAAAAACATGTGCTTCGGCTGTATGGATATTTTTTAATTAATCTTTTTAAAATTAATTTGTTTTTTTTCCAATCTTGACTTAAATCAAAACTCCAATAAGGAATGGTAAATAAGTATTCTTTCATATTGACATTTTTATTATTTTATTTTATATGAATTTGTAGCATGAAAGATGTAGAGATACAATACTATTTTAAATATTTTGGTCCTTTTTTATGGACAAGTAAAATTAATCCAGACATTTCTAAATATATTTTAGAAAAAGGAAAAGAACAAAAATTTAATTTTAGAGCTCATTTAGCCGGACAAATAAAAAAAGAATTTTTATTTGATAAAAAAATAGCTAAAATAATTTGGAAAAAATTAACACCCTACTTTGAAAGTTATTTTTATGCTCAAAGAAAACATTGGAAAATAAATTGTGTAGAATGGAAACCATTAAATTTGTGGATTAATTATCAACAACAAAATGAATACAACCCACAACATATACATTCTGGAGATTATTCTTTTGTTGTTTATTGTGATGTGCCAACAAAATTAAAAAATGAAATTAAAAAAAGAATAAAAGAAACTAATTGTGCAGGTCCTGGTTGTATTTTATTTTCTTATGGTGACATAGATATTCGAAGAGGAATAACTCAAGCAGAATTTATCCCTGAAAATAATTTAATGTTAATGTTCCCTTCTTACTTAAAACATCAAGTCTATCCTTTTACTACAAAATGTACTAGAGTTAGCATTTCAGGAAACATGGATGTAATAACAAAATCTTTACAATGATAGAAAAAGTTAAAAATTTTTTTGAACCTAATGACGCCTCAGGATTAATACGTCATATTGATTTTTTACAAGCAAGAGTGCCACGAGATCAATACCCGGCTAATCTTAAAAAAATGTGGAAGCAAACTTTAGTTAGTCAGTACCTTGCAACAAAAAGATTAAATGTTGTTAAAGAAAATTATGATAGATTTATAATGCCTCATTATTCTAGTTTAAATTCTTATATGCCAGATGCTAAAGTTACCAAACACTTGCAACCCATAAAACATGATATAACTGTGTTAGTAAATTTATTTGAAGAAAATAATTGGACAACTTATTTTAGAGATGTCCGCACTAATGAAACTTATGAACAAGAATTAGGAGTTAATGAGGCTTTTATTTATGATGGTAGTGGTTATGAAATGTGGAGAGAATCTTATAAGGGACCTAAACCGTATTTAGAATTTGAAGCACATTATGTTTGTAATTGTCCAATGTGTCGGCCGTATGCATACGAAGGTTTACATTTAGATCCTTTAACTAATATGCTTCATCAAAAGTTAAAAAAAGATTTTACAGAAAATCATAAAAACAATACGTACGAACATATTCATCATCAATTAAATATGGCAACTAAAAAACATGTTGCATTAAATCAAGAGATTAATGATTTAAAAGAAAAATTAAAAAAATATGAATCTTAAAAATTTTTATTGGTATTTTAAAAACCCATTTCCTAAATCTTTTATTGATAAAATTTTAAAACTAGGAAATAAAAATAAAAAACATACTGCAATAACTGGGAACCAAGGTTTTAACAGGAATCTAAAAAAAAATCCGTTATCCAAAAAAGAACTAATGAAATTAAAAAAACACAGAAATTCAAAAGTTAATTGGTTACAAGAAAAATGGATATATGAAACTATTAACCCTGCGATTACAGCAGCAAACCATAATGCTGGTTGGAATTTTCAATGGGATTGGAATGAAAATGCTCAATTTACTGAATATAAAAAAGGACAGTTTTATGATTGGCATATGGACAGTTGGGCAGAACCTTATAAAAGTAACGCAGGAAAAGATTTTGCGGGTAAAATTAGAAAATTAAGTTCTGTTTTATTGTTGTCTCAACCAGGAAAAGATTTTGAAGGGGGAGAGTTTGAAATGGATTTTAGTAATGGTGGTTCTGAGGGAAAAAGAATTATTACTGAAATTAATACAAAAGGATCTCTTATTGTGTTTCCCTCTTTTGTTAAACACAGAGTTAGACCTGTTACCAAAGGCACTAGATATAGTATGCCAATGTGGCACTTAGGAGAGCCATGGAGATAAAAACAATTCCTTGTGCTATGTTTATTTGTGATGTTCCTAATCATAAAAAACACAAAAAGAAATTACTAAATTTAATAAAAAAAATGCCTAATAAATCTTTTAGTTCGGTATCTAAAACAGATTGGAATATACCATCAGATTTTAAAAGAGAATACTTAGATTATTTTTATAAGAATGTAATAACTCCTATTATGGATAAACAGATGAAATATTTTGAAGCGTCAAAGTGGGAAATAGCTAATGCTTGGTTTCAACAATATACTGAATTTTCTTTTCATGAGTGGCATAATCATGAGTATAGTAATTACACCAATGTTTATTTTTTAGAATTAAATAGTTTTAAAGAAAAAACAGAAATTAAATCAGGAGAAAAGAAAATTATAGAATATAAAGCTAAAGAAGGTCAGGTAATAACCTTTCCAGGTTTTTTAGTGCATAGGTCAAAGCCTGTCGCTAATAATAGAAAAACTGTAATAGCATTTAATTCTGTGTTTAAACATTAAATATGAACGTAAAAAAAATAATTATTGCAGGAGGAGGAACATCTGGATTAGTTGCTGCTTTAATATTAAGAGCGCGTTTTGAAAAAATAGATATTAAAATTATTAAATCTGATCGTCTTGGAATCGTTGGTGTGGGAGAGGGAACTTCAGAACATTGGAGTGAGTTCATGTCTGTTTGTAATATTAAACCTGAAGATTTAATTAGAGAAGCAGATGCAACATTTAAATTTGGAATTATGTTTAAAGACTGGACTCCTAAACCATATTTACATTTTGTAGACAATGACCATCGTTTTACCATGGGGCAGTATGATCTTTTTTATGCTTATTGCATTGCTAATAAGATTTCTTTTAACGAGATTATGTCTCCTTTTCTTAAAAAGAATTTAATGAATAAAAATGTTCGTTGTAATTTATATCATTTTAATACTTACAAATTAAATCAATTCTTAATTAAGAAATGTAAAGAACGAAACATTAAAGTAATAGATGATGAAATTGTTGATGTTGTTCATACCGATAAGATTGAATCTTTAAAAGGACTTAAAAAAACATACAAAGCAGATTTTTATTTTGACTGCACTGGATTTAAAAAACTTTTAATATCTAAATTAGGTAGTAAATGGAAACCTTTTAACCTTCTTATGAATGAAGGAATGGCTTTTAATACTAACGATGAAAATAATTATAATCCATGGACCTTGGCACAAGCTATGAATGCTGGTTGGCTTTGGAGAATACCTACTTATAATAGATCTGGTAACGGGTACATATACAATTCAAATTACATTACTAGAGAAAAAGCACAACAAGAGGTAGAAAAACTATTGGGTCATCCTATTAAGATAGAAAAATTTATTAAGTTTAATGATGGCTATTTAGAAAAACCATGGATAAAAAATTGCATGGCTATAGGTTTGAGTGCTTTGTTTGCAGAACCACTTGGGGCTAGTGCGATAGGGGCATCTGTTCAACAAACGTTTTGTTTTTGTAATTATATAAGTAATTATACAGAAAAAGAAATTGATACTTTTAATAAACATTGGCAGATTACGAGTTGGAACATTCGTAACTTTGTAGCTCTTCATTATTTAGCAAAAGGTAAAAATACTTCGTTTTGGAAAAATGAAAGAATAACTTTTTCTGATGATTTCCAAGAAAAATTAAATACTTGGAAAAGAAGATTACCTATTACTCAAGATTTTCAAAGTCGTTATTTAAATTTTCATGAAATTAATCACATATATGTTTTAGAGGGCATTAATCATTTTAATCGTAAAGATATAGCTAAAGAAATTTCTTTATATTCTGCTTCACTTCATAAACAAATGCGTGTAAAATATTTAAATCAAATTAAGACAGAAACCAAAGATGCTATAACTATAAAAGGATATTTAGACAGGATTCATAATGGCTATTAAAAAAATTATAATTGTTGGTGGAGGATCTGCTGGTTGGATGACCGCAACCACCCTTATAAAATTTTTTCCTAAAAAAGATATATCTCTTATAGAAAGTCCAACTATTTCTACAGTAGGTGTTGGTGAAAGCACACTAGGTGCTATAAGAGGATGGCAAGCTATGGTTGGTATTAAAGATTCAGAGTTTATGAAAGCGTGTGATGCATCTTATAAATTAAGTATTAAGTTTACAGATTTTTATAAAAAAGGGGAGGCATTTCATTATCCGTTTGGAGATCCTGTAGTTGATCAAAATCAATCTTTATTAAATGATTGGTGGTTTAAAAAAATGTTATATCCTAAAACTCCATCTTCTGATTTTGCTGATTGTACTTATCCTCAAATGTCTTTAGTTAATAAAAACAAATGTTTTTTAAATGAAAAAAATAACATACCATTTGAGTTTCATAAACACACCGCATTTCATTTTGATGCAACTAAATTTGGTATTTGGTTAAGAGATAATGCATGCATACCTAAAGGAGTCAAACATATTAAAGAAGATATTAATACTATTGAACAAGATGATGATGGTATTAAAAGTTTAAATAAAAAACACAAGGCTGATTTATTTATTGATTGCACTGGATTTAAATCATTACTTTTAGATAAAACTTTAAAAGAAAAATTTAATGACATGACTAATCTTTTACCAAATGATTCTGCTTGGGCAACACGTATCCCTTATAAAAACAAAGAAGAAGAATTAGTAGGTTATACTAATTGCACAGCTATTGAAAATGGTTGGGTGTGGAGAATACCTTTGTGGAGCAGAATTGGAAGTGGCTACGTTTATTCTAGTAAATTTGTAGATGATGATACAGCACTAAAACAATTTCAAAAACATTTAAAAACAAAAGAATTAGATTTTAGAAAAATTAAAATGAGAGTTGGAATTCATAATAGACTATGGGTTAAAAATGTTTGTGCTATTGGTCTATCGGCAGGTTTTATTGAACCGTTAGAAAGTAATGGTTTGTTTTCAGTTCATGAATTTTTACATCATTTAGTTAGAACATTGGATCGAGGATCAGTATCTCAATGGGATAAAGATGTGTACACAAATGCCTGCAAAACTATTTTTTATGGGTTTGCAGATTTTGTAGCTATGCATTACGCTTTATCACACAGGCAAGATACAAATTATTGGAAAGCAAATTTTAACAAACAATGGTCAGATAAAGTAATTAATTTATTGTATGAAGGCCATGCAGGATTTTTAAACTATGCAGTAGATAAAAATGTTAATTATCGTTTTACTCATTTGCCAGGGGGAATACATTCAATTGCTGCTGGAATGAATTGGGCTCCTACAAATATTGTTTCATTAGTTAAAGGCAATTTAGATAATGATATGGATAAATGGAAAAAAAATTGGAAAGGTATATCAGATCATTTAACTAACAGAAAAATAGAATGGGATGTTATTGTTAAAGATGAACTTAGTTTATATAAATTTTTAAAAAAACATATATATGACGTTTAAAAAAAATAAATATATTATTGTTAGAAAAGCTGTTTCTTCAGAAATGTGTGAATTTTTATATAATTATTTATTGTTTAAAAAACAATATTTTCAGTATGTAAAAAGCGACAAAAAATTTTTTGGTAATTTAAATAATTTAGGAGTGCAGAAAGACCCACAAGTTGATACGTACGCTTTGTATGGCTCTATTGGGTTAGATATGTTTTTAGATAAAACAAGGCCTATAATAGAAAAAGCAACTAAACTTAGGTTAGTGCCGACATATTCTTACGGTAGAGTGTACAAAACAGGAAATGATCTTCGTAAACACATAGATAGAAAAGCTTGTGAAATTTCTGTTACGGTAGCTTTAGGCGGTGATCCTTGGGAGATATATGTTCAAGATGTTCGTAATAAAAAAAAGAAAGTTAAGATACTTTTAAAAAAAGGTGACCTAGCAGTTTATCGTGGTATGGAAATAGTTCATTGGAGAACCCCTTTTAAAGGAGAAGAGTGTTGCCAAGCTTTTTTACATTATAATGATCTTGACGGACCTTATGGAGACAAGTATATGTTTGATGGAAGGCCTTTTTTAGGCGCTCCTTTAAAGTTGGATTGGAGTAAATTATAGTATATAATGGGTTATTATGCTACAAAAAATAGGGTTTCAACCTGGAATTAATAAACAAATCACAGAAACTGGAGCAGAGGGACAATGGACCGATTGTGATAATGTTAGATTTAGATATGGTATACCCGAAAAAATAGGTGGCTGGAATCAATTAGGGTCAATAAATGCTAATGAATTAACAGGTGCTGGTAGAGGTCTACATCATTTTGTAAATACTGAAGGAAGAAGATATGCGATTATTGGGACTAACAGAATACTGTATGCTTTCTCTGGTAACGTATTTTATGATATACACCCTATTAAAACAACGACAACGCTTACCAGTGCATTTAGCACGACCAACGGATCACCAACAGTAACAATAACTTTTTCTACAGCTCATGGTATATCTCCTAACGATATAATTTTATTAGACAACTTTACAACTATAACAGATTCTAACTTTGGAGCTTCTGATTTTAACGATAAAAAATTTATGGTAACTTCTGTTCCAACAGGAACAACTTTAACAATTACGATGCCATCTAACGAAACAGGATCTGGTGCAACAACATCGGGTGGTATTAGAGTTCAACATTACTATCCAGTAGGTACACCGGTTCAAGAAAAAGGTTATGGTTGGGGTTTAGGTACGTATGGCGGTGAAGATACTGCAGCTGTTACAACTACTTTAAATGGAGCTATAGATGCAAGCACAACAACCATAGTTTTAACAAGTGCTGTGCAGTTTCCCTCTACGGGAACTAGTTTTGTATTAATTGGAACCGAAATGATACAATACACAGGTATAAGTGGCAACACCTTAACAGGTGTAACACGAGGTGCTAGAGGAACCTCTGCTGCATCTCACAGTGATGGTGCCACTGTTACAAATGGTACAGACTACAGTGCGTGGAATGAACAAACACAAGAAGGTTTAGCTTTAGACCCGGGTATGTGGTCACTAGATAATTTTGGTGACAAAGCTATTTGTTTAATTCACGATGGTCCTGTTTTCTCTTGGGATTCTAGTTTGGGTAATGCAACAGAAACAAGAGCTGCGATTATTACAGGCGCACCAACAGCATCACGTCATATGTTAGTATCAACACCAGATAGACACTTAGTATTTTTTGGAACAGAGACAACTATTGGAAATACAGCTACACAAGATGATATGTTTATAAGATTCTCTGATCAAGAAGATATAAACACATATACACCCACAGCAACCAATACAGCTGGTACACAGAGACTAGCTGACGGATCACAGATTAGAGGGGCAATTAGAGGTAGAGATGCAATTCTTGTTTGGACTGATACAGCTTTATTTACACAACGTTTTGTAGGTCAACCTTTTACCTTTGCCTTTTCACAGGTCGGAACACACTGTGGACTTGTTGGACAGAACGCATGTGTAGAAGTTGATGGCGCTGCATATTGGATGTCAGAGAATGGTTTTTTTAGATATGGTGGTAGACTAGAGTCACTACCTTGTTTGGTAGAGGATCATGTTTATGATGATATAAATCTATCATCTGGTAATCAAATGGTATCTGCAGGATTAAATAATTTATTTGGTGAGGTCATATGGTTTTATCCGTCTAGCACATCAGATGTAGTTAATAAAATGGTTGCTTATAATTATTTTGACTCCTCACCACAAAGACCTGTATGGACTGTAGGCACACTTGCTAGAACTATGTGGAGAGACTCTGCCGTTTTCGGAACACCACATGCATTAGAATACACTGCAGGTAACGACTCATCTTTTGATGTTGTGGGCAACACAGAAGGTCGAACTGCATATTATGAACATGAGATAGGAACTGATCAAAATAAAAATGGTACTATAACAGCGGTATTAGCAAACATATCTTCAGGAGATTTTGATATAAGTCAAAGAAGAAGTATTACAGGTCAAACCACAGGTGCAGCTGATCTTAGAGGAGACGGTGAATTTTTGATGAAGATAAGAAGATTTATACCAGATTTTATATCACAAACAGGAGCTACAAGAGTTACGTTACAATTAAAAAATTATCCAAACAGCACACAAGCTAGTTCACCTCTTGGACCATTTGATATCACTTCATCTACAACTAAAGTTGATACACGAGCAAGAGCTAGAGCTGTTTCGTTAAAAATAGAAAACACAGCTGTTGATCAAAGTTGGAAGTTAGGAACTTTTAGATTAGATATACAACCGGATGGACGTAGATAATGGCAAAGATTGTACAGATTATAACTAGACCAGCTCAAGAATATGATTATACTGTTGCAGAAGCTCAGGCTAGAGATTTAGATGGTATAATACAAAAATTAAACACGACATATCAACAAGAATTAAAAGATGAGGTAGAGGCTCAAAACTTCTTTTTAAATTAATGGCTAATAGTTTTATAAATAAAAAAGCGGATTTAACCACAACAGACCTAACTACACTGTATACAGTTCCTAATTTTAAGACAGCTGTTGTTAAATCACTGTTAGTATCCGAGGACGCCGGATCAGGGAGCACGATAACTATAACTTTGGTAAATGCTAGTGATGCCATATTTAATCTATTTAAAGATAAGGCAATAGCATCTAAAGCAACAACAGAACTTTTAACCAACCCTCTTATAATGGAGGAGGGCGAAGCATTAAAAGTACAGGCTGCTGACGCAAACGAGCTGCACGTCGTAGCCTCTATATTAGAAATACAGCCAAGAGAGGTAACAACATAATGCAAGAAATAAAACCACAAAAAATAATAGAAAAGATAACTAACAAGAAAACAGGCGAAGAATATAAGGACGATTCTGAATGGAAAGCAAAAGGTATATCTCCTGATGATATTAGAAGAGATGTTACTGTGGTGATGCCTAGCCTTGATTTTTTAAGTAAAACAAAATAAGATAGAACGATGGCCATAACTAGAACTCAAATCGCGAGACAATTATATAGAATAGGTGGAGTCGGAGGACGAGCCAAAGAGGGACCTGTTGAAAGAGGTGGTATGGGTAATAGAGACCGAGGAAGAGAAGAGTCTATGAAAGAGGCACAAAAAAAAGCGGATTTAAGAAATATAACTAATCGAATACGTGATGAAAAACAAGATTTTTTTGAAAAGCCAAGTAAGTTTAATTTTTTAGATTTTGTTCCAGGTATTGGCACTATAAGAAGAATAGCTAGTGTATTTGGTCCATTAGATAATAAAAAATTTTTTGAAGATAAAGTTAAACCATCACTTTTAGATAGAGGAATGAAAGTTCCAACTTTTAACGATTATATGAAAGCAAGGATGGCTAATGAGATAGATGCATATGGTAATCCTATTAATCAAGACGATAATGATAACAATAATATTTTAATACCACAAGGTATCATGACTCAAGCACCAAGCAACATGGACCAAGAACCAGAAGAAGAGGACGAGGGTTTAAGATTAGCATTCAGAGCTAATGGTGGTAGGATAGGATTTTTTAAAGGTGCACAGGCAGATGCTAGTGCAGGTAAAGGAGCCATGTCTCCTGGAACAGATACAGGTGGAGGATTTAGAGGTGGTGGAGATAAGGGACCTAAAGGACCAACTGGTGGCGGTGGTGGTGGTAAAGGACCGGTTATAAAAGAAAAACCACCTGTTAATATTGTAAAAGAAAAAAGTAATCTTCAAAAAATTATGGATATTTTTGGTTTAGGTAGTGATGATGATCAAACAGGTGTTAGTCAAAAAACAGTAGACACTGTATTGAATCCAGACGCTGCTAAAAATTTTGAAAAATTAACAACTCAAACAGGTTCTTTGGTAAGTCAAGATACTGAGTTAATGAAAAGTTTAGGTTTAGCTAAAGCAGAAGGCGGCCGTATTGGACTTATGGAAGGTGGCATGCCTTATGAAGGTGGGATCATGGACCTTGAATCAGCAAGACAAATGTATGGTCTGGGTAAACTTGTTAAGAAAGTTACAAGAACAGTCAAGAAAATTGCAAAGTCACCAATAGGTAAAGCTGCATTATTATATGCAGGAACAGCAGGATTAGGAGCTTTAGGTGCAGGAGCTACAAGAGCTACAACTGGATTTGGTGGTATATTTAATCCAGGTAATGTTTTAGCTAATTTAGGAAAAACAAAAGCTTTGTTTACAAATAAAATTTTTGGAGATGTCGTAGGACCAGGTAAAACTAGTAAAAGCTTACTTGATTTAGTAGGTGGTAAGGTAGGAGCAGGTATAATAGGAGCATCAGCACTAGCAGGATTAATGACACCAGAACAGGAAGAAGAGGCACAGGAATTATCAAGAGGTGAGGGTATAGATATAGAGGCAGCTAGAAGAATGATCTTACAGGCAGGAACTTCAGGAGATCAAAGAGGTCTGGCATTTAGAGCAGAGGGTGGTAGAATAGGATATCAAGAAGGATCAAAAGAACCGGTAGCTAAAAAGACTATGCCACTATTAGATATGGGTGGCAAAGAGATGGATCTAAGAGAAGATGGTGGATTTGTGCCAATAGGACGTATGGAAAAAGCAGATGATGTCCCTGCAAGATTATCTAAGAATGAGTTTGTATTTACAGCAGATGCTGTTAGAAATGCGGGCGACGGAGATGTGGACAAAGGCGCAGAAGTTATGTATAACATGATGAAGAACCTCGAATCCGGGGGTGACGTATCAGAAGAATCGCAAGGATTAGAAGGCGCACGTAAAATGTTTCAAACATCACAAAGATTAGAGGAAGTATTATAATGGCTGTACAAACTACAAGAACTTTACCCGCACAATTTGTCGAAGATCTAGGAAAAGATCTAGCAAAACAGGTCACAGCACAATCAGGTGTTCCTGTAGTATCAACTGGACTTGCTGGTATATCACAACAACCAGGTGAAGCTGCTGCAGATTTTCAAGCTAGACAACAGGCAGCTAGAGAATTTACAACAAGACAACAAAGTCTAGCAGGACTTGCACCACAGGTAGCACAACAAGATGCATTACAAACACAGGCACAAAATTTAGCAACTCAAGGTGTAGGATCTTTCGCACCGTTTTTACAACAAGCTCAAACTGCAGGGACTGCAGCAGGAACAGCATTAGGTGGAGTAGGAGTAGGAGCACAAGCTTTTCAACAAGACGTACAAGACTTTATGTCCCCTTTTCAATCTCAAGTTATTGACGCTACATTAGCGGAGTTTGATCGTAACAAAGCTATACAAGAACAAAGTATACGAGATCAACAAACAGCTTTGGGTGCGCTCGGCAGTGGTCGAGCGGGAGTGCAACTCGCAGAGTTTGGCACAGGGGCTGCGAGAGAACGAGCATTATTACAAGCCGGTCTCTTGCAACAAGGTTTTGGTCAGGCAGCAGCACAAAGACAACAAGATATAGCTAACAGAGGAGCGTTAGCATCACAACAATTAGGTTTAGGACAGTTCCAAACAGGTTTAGGACAATTACAACAACAAGCGACAGGTACAGATGTTTCACGTTTAGGTCAGTTGGGCGCACTGAACCAGGCGCAGCAACAAGCTAATCTTGATGCACAGAGAGAGGCAGCAAGACAGGCTACATTTTTACCACAAGAACAATTAGATAGATTTGCTGGACAGGTAACAGGAATTATGGGTGGATACCCTGGACAATTCCAATCAACAGTTGTCCCTAACCCTACACCATTACAAACTGCATTAGGTGTAGGAGCAACTATGGCTGGTGTATATGGTGCTTTAGGAGGTAAACCTTTCGCATAATGAATAGAACTTTAAAAAGACCAATGTTTAGAATAGGTGGATCAGCAGGCACTGGTATCACATCAGGACTAGATCAACCACAGAAAATGGCTAATGGTGGCAGAACAGGTTATCAACAAGGATCAATGCCATCGTTTCAAGCATCAGGTTTACCAGGTTTCTTAACTGGCTTTGGTTTAAATCTTTTAGCAACACCACCACAAGGTAATATATTTCAAACAGCAGCAACAGCAGCACGAGATCCGTTTAATAGATTACAAGCAAGTCAAGCAGCACAAATGAAAACAGCATCAGATAGAGAATTTGCAAGAGAATTATCACAAGAAGAAAGAGATTTTGAAAGTGGACAATTAGAAAAAAGATTAGAAGTTGAAAGAGAAAAAATAGCTAAGATGGGTGGAGGCGATTTATTAAAAAGAATAGAATCTGCAAAAGAAAACTATGGTGGTAATGAAATAAAAGCAGCAAGAGAAATAGATTTTTATGATAATAAATTTAAAGAACTAGAAGGTAATTATGGAGATCAAGGTGTTTTTATAGATCCGGTTGATTTATCTGTATATGAAAATCAAAAAAATGGTTTAGAAAAATTTGTAAAACAAAATCCACAAGCAAAACGACAGGTTGTATATGATGTTGCAACAGGTAAAGCGGTTAGAATTTTAAAAGATACTGCAACAGGTAAATTAAAAATTGTTCCAGCAGACTCTGCTGACATGGATACGACAGGTGAAGACATGCCAGAACCTAAAACAAAACCTGATTTTACTTATTTAAGTCCTGGTCAACAAAAAGTAGTTAAAGATATACAGGCAGGAGCTGACAAAGATTTTGGTATAGGCTTCTACGATTAGGAGTTTTAAATGGCAAAATATGTCCCATTAACAGAAGCAGAATTAAACAACGACAGTAGCATATTTTCATCTGTTGCTGCAGGTTTTGCATCTGGTTTATTAAAAACTGTAGAGGGTGTTGTATCTCTTGGTGCAGAGCTTATTGATCTTGGAGCAGATACAAATAAAGCAGCAGAGGTTGAACAATTTTTTGACGACATAAATATATTTGAAGACACAGCACAAGATAGAGTTGCAGGTAAACTCGTAGAAGTATTTACACAGATAGGTATACCAGGAACTGCAGGATTTAAAGCAGCAACTAAACTAGCAGATAAAGCAATTAAAGCAAAAAGATCTGGTAATTACGTTAATACAAGAGCTAAATCTATTCAAGATGGAATGAAAACAGCTAAATCATTAAACGATAGAATACCTGATGGTACAAAAAGATTTGCAGCTGGTGTGTTTGGTGGTGCAGCAGGTGAGACTTTAGTTGCTGATGTAGAGGATATTGGAACATTTGGTGATTTCTTTGATGGGCCAACAGCAATAGATGATAGAGAAACTGTTGGTAGAGAGGAAGCAGGTAGAAGAATATTAAATAGATTAAAGTTTGGTACAGAATCTATATTCATTACACCATTTGTTTATGGTGTAGGTACAGGAGCTAAAGCTCTTGCAAAAAGAGGCAAGGATCTTGCATACAGTGATAGTGCTTTTGAAAGATGGGTAGACAAATATATTGGTTCACCATTTAGACCAAGAGGTGATTTACCAACAGAAGTTTTTGAAGCCGAAATGGCAAAATCTGGATTAAAAGCAAGAGATACTTTTAGAGCAAAAGAGATTGTAGAAAATATAACAAGAGAAGTAGATAAAATATTTCCTAGAACAGGTAAGTTTTTTGATACAACTACAAACAAAGAACAAGTAGATTTTTATAAAAAAATAAATGATGTGTTGTTTGAGGGTGATTTAACTAAACCAATAAATCCAAAAGCATCTGATGACTTAATTAGATTATTAAAAAATAAAGAGATACCAGAAGAATCTGTTACAAACATAGTAACAAATTTAAACAGTGCAAGAAACGAGTTTACTAATTTAATTGACATATTAAATAGAAATGCTGGAACAAAGATTGCTGCAGGTGCAAAAGATTTACAAAAGATAATGAAAGATAGGATTGAGGGTTGGCTAGGTGGTACATATAGAATATTTCAAAAACCAAAAGGTTTGTTTAAGTTGTTTCAAAAATTTAAACCAACAGATGAGGCATATGCAAGATCTATAAACTTGTTTAGAAGATATCTTGCACAAACAGATAACACAAGAAAAACACCGGTAAAATTAGAAGAAGATCAGTTTGGACAATTTGTTCCTGAAGGCACAGAATATTACGAGAAAGCAAAATTTTTAGTTGACGATGTTGTAAATCAAGCACAAGTAAAAGGTAGACCTGCAGGCTTACCAGACATTACATATCAAAACGGCACAGCTATGTCTAAGAAAAAAACTTTTGAAGGCATACCAGGTAGAGGTAGCAAAGTATTTAGAGAATTGTTTGGTGAAATAAATGATCCAAGATATTCTATATTTAATGCGATGACTAATTTATCTGCTGTAGCAAGAACAGCAACATATCTTGATGATGTTGCAGCACAGAATAGAAAAGTACAACAAGCTGGTGGTAGAGGTTTTTTTTGGGAAACAGAAGATTTAGCAAAAGAGGCTGTACAATCACCAACAACTGGTATTCAAATAGTTCCTATTGATAGTGTAGTGCAAAAATTACCAGGTGGTAATAGTATTGCTAATCCATTGTCAGGTAAGTTTACAACAAAAGAAATAGCTGATGGTATAAAAAATGCAAATGATATTGGTGCAGGTCTTACTTCTGTTATTAGAGGTAGAGAAGGTGCTAACCCTGCAGAAAAAGCAGTGACATGGTTCTATAGAAATCTTTTATTATTTCCAAAAGGTATATCACAATTAGCAAAAACAGTTTTATCTATACCTACACACTTACGTAACTTTTTTAGTGCTGGTGCATTTGCTGGTGCTAACGGTATATTGTTTGAGGGTTTAACTAATCCTGGTTTATTAGCTAGAGCATTTAAAGAAGGTGTAGATACATCTGCATTATTAAAACTAGGACCAAATTCTGCAGAGGCACAAGCAGCTTACAGAGAATTATTAGAACTTGGTGTTGTAAACTCACAGGTGCAGATAGGAGATCTTGTTAATTTGTTAAAAGATGCAACAGGTAATCCAGGTGTTGTATCCACAGATGCAATACTAAAACCTTTTATGACTAAATTAAAAAAACTTGGTAGTTTTTTTCAGGGTAAATATGTTGCAGAGGACGACACATGGAAGATTACAAACTATGTTGTTGAGTTAGATAGATTAAAACAATCTGCAATAAAACAAGGTGTTGAATTAACAGATGATGTAGTCAGAGGTTTAAAACAAGAGGCAGCTAATATTGTAAAAAATACTGTACCAAACTATGCGTACGTTGGATCTGCAGTTAAGACAGCAAGAATACTACCTATTGGTAACTTTATGTCGTTTCCTGCAGAAATGATTAGAACTACAACTAATATTGCAGAGCAAGGTTTAAAAGAGATGAGACACATACCAGCTGCAGGAGAAAAAATTATAGGAAGCACAGTTACGCCATATGTTAATATAGATGGCAAAGGTCTTGTTAAAAATAATAACCCTATGTATGGCACAGGATTTAAAAGATTATCAGGTATGGCCACAACATTAGTTGTTGTACCACAAGTAGTTGTAGAAGGAGCAAAAGCCATTTACGATGTAACCGAGGATGAGATAGCAGCATTACGTCAGTTCGTACCAGATTGGTCTAAAAACTCTACGCTTGTCCCTATCAGAACAGATGATGGTGAATTACGTTATATAGATTTTAGTCACAGTAATGCATACGATGTTATAGCTAGACCTTTTAGAACTTTAGTTAATAATATTATTGCAGGTGAAGCAACAGATCAAACATTGTTATCTGGTTTTGTTGATGGTGTAAACCAAGCAGGCGCAGAGATAATGAATCCATTTATATCAGAATCTATCTGGACAGAGGCTGTAACAGATTTAACTGTCAGAGGTGGTAGAACAGCTGAGGGTAGACAATTGTACACGGAACAAACACCAGCAGGAAACAAAGCTGCAATTAGATTTTTACATTTAGGTATTGCACTTGCACCATCGTATAGACAGTTTCAAAGATTAGGACAAGCTGCTTTTGGAACACCAACTAAACGTGGTGAAGAATTAAACATAGGACCAGAGTTAGCAGGATTTATGGGACTGCGTCCTATTAAAGTAGATCCACTAGATTCTATGGGTTTTAAGATAGCTGAGTATCAAACAGGTATAAGAAATGCTAGAAGAGAATTTACAGGTGGTTATTTTGGAATACTTAGAGGTGGTAGAATAAAACCAAATGATGTTATTCAAGCATACTACAATTCAAACAGAGCTAGATTTTTAGTTCAACAAGAAATGAATAAAAATATAAATGCAGCTCAGATATTGGGAGTAAAAAAATCTGCACTACAACGTGAGTTTAAAGATAGACAATTAAGTAGTGCAACTTTTAATAACTTATCAAGAGGTAGATTTGAACCATACTTTCCATCAGATGATATCCAACAAAGATTTGCTGAGATAGCTAGAAACTTAGGTGACCCAAATATATTTACAGAAGTTAGACCAACATTAAGATTAATGTTACAAGAATTTAGACGTTTACCTTTAACAAGTGCTTTTGATTCAGATGTAAATGACTTTTTATTTGAAGAATCTTTATTACCATCATTACCAAGCACACCACAACCTGTTGTAGGAACACAAGCAAATGCACAACAAACAGGGCAAACAAATGAATTGACAGCAACCGAGTTAGCGTTACTATCTCCGTCTGAACAAATAATAAGGTTAAGAGATAAAAACAAAGGGACAGCATAATGGCGAGAAAATCGGCGTTACAAAAAATTGAATCACACGAGAAGCTTTGCAGGATAATGCAAAAGCAAACGTTTGAACAAATTAAAGAAATGCAGGACAGAATTAAAAGACTAGAGTATTGGATAGTTGGAGGTATGGGAGCTGTTCTTATAACTTTATTAACGGATA